TCTGGTTCTTTCAGTTCGACTTCTAGCATCTGCTCTGGTTTCCAGTTAATGCTTTCCATTTTTACCACCTTTGTTCAGACTATCTTTGATAATCTTAATCTGTTCATCATTAAGTAGTTTAAGAGCAGACTTTGCCTTTTCATTATTATATCCATAATACTCTTTAACATACTCTATGTCTTTTAGTTTCTTCGCCTTCAGCCAAGGAGTGTATCTTTTCCTTGTTCGTAAACTATTTAGTAAAAAGTCAAACTGTAACTTCTTATCTAGTTGGTGGTGTTTATTCATCTCATTAACCAGAAAGATTGTGTCTGGAAAAGGTGCAAGACATTTATTGATAATGAAAGGTGGATATTTCTTTTCCCACATCTCATCATCTGTGTCCATGAGATTTGTCTTTTCATGGTTAATTGCATTTAGATAGTCCTTGAGTTCATAACTCATTTGAACTTCGCCTGACCCATAATTTCAGTCATACAAGCAAGTAGATTTATCTCTTGGTCTGATACAAAGGCGGCTTTGTATTGGTATTCAGCAAGGATAACAACCACATGGGGGATAGTAGAACCATCCAGATTATCATAAAGGGAATCGTAAATACGGCGAAAAATACGAACTGCATCATTATCAAGATTGTGGACAATCCATTTACGAACATTGGTAAACTCTTTGTCTTTAAGTGATTGCATAAGTTCATTTATATTTGACTCCGATATATTGACGAGTACACCAGCATCTATCTGACCAGATGCAGAGTATCTTTGTAGTTCATTAAGAACCCTTCTCCAATCTGGAAAGAACTTGTTCATAAGTTCTGCAACAGCTTTAGGTTCAAACTTTACGTTCTCACTATTTAGAATATCTCCAACTCTTGCAAAAAACTTAGATGCAAGTTTAGGTTTATCATCATTAGGTATGATAAAATCCACGACAGAACATCTAGAGTGCAATGGTGGTATCAATCTATTCTTATAGTTACAAGTAAGAATAAATCCACAGTTCTTATGAAATTCTTCCATGAACCCACGAAGTGCTGGTTGAGTTGATTGAGGATTTAGATAATCTGCCTCATCTATGATGAGATACTTTCTACCACCCTCAAGTGAAACAGTAGATGCAAAGTTTTTGATTTTAGTTCTAAGTACATCAATACCAGATTCTTCAGAACCATTTATCATCATATAAGTTGCACCGATTTCATCAATCATTGCTTTTGCAACTGTAGTTTTACCTACACCAGGCCCTCCAGACAAAATTATATTTGGAATATGTCCATCAGCAACAAACTGTCCAAATGTCTTTTTTAATTCGTCTGGTAAAATACAATCATTAATCTTAGTTGGTCGATATTTCTCGACCCACAAAAAAGTTTCCATAATATAATCCTTTCAACTTAAACTTTGTAAGTTGATTCAGGCTCAAGTGCAATCCAATATTCAATATCGAAACTCTTATTCTTATAGTGACTGATATTTTTAGATGAAATCTCTACATCATAAGTACCATCAAGTAACTTCATGTTTTCTACTTTGAAGAAGAAATTAAATTCACCCTCACCATTTGTATCAACATCTAAAGAATAATTATTTGCAGTATCATTCTTTTTATCTTTTACTGTAATAGAAGAAGTACCCTCTTTTCTTTCTAGAACCATGTCTGGAGCACCGATTGCACCAGCAGCACGTTTGAGTTTAGACAAGTCATCATTACTCATAGTAAACTTGACTTCTTCAGAAGGCATAGTAATCATCTTACTAGGACTTGTAACTACAGATGGATCAGAATAGAAATACTTCATCTTAGTTGTAGGTTTTGTTTCTTCACTTATCACAACATAACTGTCATTGAAATCAAGAATAGGACTACTGAATAAAGACAATGCACCTAGAAATTCATTTAAATCATAGATTGCAATTTCTTGAGGAAAGGTTTCTTCTACCTCAGCCTTTGCAACAATGTTTTTCATTGCAGACATGGTTGCGATTGTGTTGCCTTCTTTAATCACAAGATTTTGATTAATTGTTGCAAAGTTCTTCAATACAGAAGTTGTGTTACTACTTAGTTTCATTATTTAGTTTCTCCAGTTTATTTGTGTATAATGCTATTATACCATAATGTATTACTTTTAACAAGTCTTTTCTATCCTTGCCGTTCTTCTTTCCGTATCGTTGTGCATATTTTAATATGTTACCAATACAAAAACCCTCACCATGACCACCATCAATAATAAATTCAGTTGCCTGAAACTTATTCTTACTATAGTGTTCATTATAGGTGTTATCAATATAAGTTTTTAACTCTGTTAAAGCTTTATCTTCATCATATTTGTAGTCAATTTGTTTCTTCATTATCATTTATCACTTTCTTCATAATATTAATATTTGCAGAGAAAGTTCTTCTTTCTCCATCTCCAAAAAATGGATTCACAGAATGTCTTAACCATGATGGAAACATAATCAAAGTTCCTACTTCTGGTTTAACATATTCTTCTGTGGCTGGTCTTAACATATTTACATCTCGCATACCATTAGTACCCCAAGTAAAATATGTAAATCCATCTACTGCACCACTTGAAGAATTTAATCCACCAAATTCTTCAGTAGGGTTAGGTAAACTTGCAATCTGTTCTGGAACTTTCAGATACAAAATGCAAGACAAACCAATTGGTGTTTCAGTTCCATGATCGTGTAGAGGATTATAATCACCCTCATAACTATGAACTGTCCAAGCATCATTTACTACTGCATCATAATCTTCTGTAGTAACATTCTTCATATATGTTACTGCAAGTTTTTCTAATACAGTTGAAAATGATTTTCCAACTTCGTCATTCAGATCAAATTGAATTTGTGCTGATTTTTCACAACGATTGATTTGACCAACTAACTTATCTGAAAAGTCAACTGCACCATCTAATTCTTCTTCAATGTGAGTGTTAAGTTCATCAATTGCTTCTAGAGGTATTTCAACTTTCATCATGTGAACTGCAGCCTGTGGTCGCATTACAATTGACATACCATTTTCAGATGGTGGAGGCGCTGGTTGAAATTTTGGATTGAAGATATTATCTAAAGGTAGTTCTTCTAACTTGCCTTCTTTTTCATATTCTTCATATTGTTTTCTCATTTCTATAGTTTTAGTTTTTCTATATCTTTTTTGTTTTGCCAAAAGAATAACTTCATCTTCTGAAGCATCTGGCTCAGTCTTTTTAATAATTTGTATATCTTTTGGTAGAGGTTCAGTTTTATCTAATTCTTCTTGATTGTATGTCCAAGTAAAAGTTACATCTTTTGATGGAGTTGCAACTGCACCATCTTCTAGACCACCAGGCGGTAGGTCGTATACTTTCAATCCCATAATATATCTCCTAATTCAATATAATCATTATGACATAAAGATAGGGTTTTGTCAACCCTATCTCTACTTTTATTTTACTTAATTTTAATGAGTCTAGGTTTCTTTTCCTCTGGAACAATCTGTTCTAATTCGATTGTCAAGAGTCCGTTCTCTAACTTAGCATCATTAACTACAACATCATCAGAAAGTGTAAACTTACGATTGAACTTTCTATAAGAGATTCCTCTATGTAGTGTCCACTCATCAGATTCATTATCTGTTTCTTTTACAGAACGAACTGTAAGTACACCATCTGCGACTTCTACTTCAATATCATCTTTACTGAATCCAGCAAGAGCTAGTTCAATAGTATATTTGAAGTCTTCTACCTTTTGAATATTGTAAGGTGGAAAGCCTGTAGATTGTTGTTGATGTTTAACATAATCGTTTAGACGATTAAACTGTCGCTCAAAACCTACAGCATATGGTGTTAGTTGATTAAAGTTGTCGAATAGACTAAGTGAGTTATAAGATTTGCTTACCATGTTTATCTCCTTTTAAAGCAAGATTATATTGACAACCCTTAATGGCGTTGTCTTTGTGTAGAGAGTAAACGCCAACACGCCGCTGGTACTTTCCCCATTTACCCTCTCTATTATATATAAGGATTGTAACCTTAAATTACAACCCCTATGCATAATTTTTTTTAGAAGAACCTAGAATTGAGGTTCTTCTTCTTTAGTTGTTTCTACTGTTGGAATTTCAGTAACTTCTTCTAATGGATTTACACCAGCATCAATCTTGGTGTATAAGTCCATGAAAGATTCTTTAGTGTCATCATCAAACCTAGCGACACACATTTCAATAGACTTCATTTTATCCTTGAAGATTGCAAAGGCTTTTACAATGTGGTCAAGTCTTCTAGTTGATATCAACTCATCAACACCACCATCATAGAAAGTCTTTCTGATAACTTCAGACCAAGTAACTAGATTGTCTGCAAAGTCTTC